TATAAGCTCGCAGCGTATTTTGCCGCTCATATGGGGCAAGAGTTACCTAAACAACCTACTTCAATTGCGGACAACCCTCATGTGCTTCTTGGGGGGCGTTTCCTGCGGTGGCAGCGGATCGGACCGCTTTCTGATGAGAAAGACGGTGGATATCGCTTGGCCTGGCTTTGCAGTGTGAAATATGCGAAGCGCGGTATGCCCCGCCCCGGTCGATATTCACTCGAGAAATCTAAGCGTGAATCTGTCGAGAGCCTGTGCACTCCCCATAAGGAGGTGGCGCAGAGCTCCACGATGTCATGGGCTGATTTGGATGAGTTATCGACGCGGAAGAGGAATTCGCACGTATGCGGTTTGATCAATAAGAAAATTGCTTTGGCACAGATAGCCAGGACCGTTCATGAGACCTTTCGTGGTAAGCGGTACACAGTGGAGGATCGGGTTAGACCCTTTTTTCCCAGTACGTCGGCGAACTACATACGAAATCGGGCCTTGAACGGTGCCGTGGGTGTGGTGATGGCGCATCCGGAGTTGTTAGCCGGGTTGCGCAGCAATATTCCAGTACGTTTGTGGGAGTATACAGGAGGGGAGGAGCAGATTGACAATGAGGATTCCGTTTCGTATGAAGCTGATATTTCACCGCTTTACGAACGCTTTCGCTGTTTTTATTGGCGATTGCTCGCGCGTGCGTCCGAGGAACCGCTCACTGTGACTGCTCTCCCTTTGGCAGAAAGCCTCAAAGTGCGGGTTATATCTAAGGGACCCCCTTTGATTTACACGGCTTTGAAGCCGTTGCAGCGTTTCATGTGGAAGACACTTAAACAACATCCTTGCTTCACACTCATTGGTGAGGTGATCTCGGAGCGGTATATCCAGAGCCGGATGGGTTCTAAACTGGAGGATGGCGAGATTTATCTCTCAGGCGACTATAAGGCCGCCACGGATAATCTTGCCCCCTGGGTGTCGAACGCCATTGTCGATGGAATATCGGATGAGATCGGTCTCTCGGAGGTGGAGCGGTACTTGTTTAAGAGGTCTTTGACCGGACACCGCTTTGATATTGGCGGTATGACTGTCTCGGAAGATGTCCGAGCACGTGCCCATCCTTCGGATGGACACGTTCCCCAGATCTGGGGGCAGCTTATGGGAAGTATAACATCATTCCCTGTCCTGTGTCTTGCGAACGCTGCGATGTGTCGTTACGCGTTAGAGGAAGCAACCGGTAGGAAGTGGAGCCTCGCGGACGCTCGTCTGGCCATTAATGGAGACGATGTTGTCATGCGGGGCCCTAGAATACTGCGCGACACCTGGCGGGCATGTACGTCTTTCGTGGGATTGACGGAAAGTGTAGGTAAGACCTACTTTTCCCGATCGTTTCTCGAAATGAATAGTACGTGTTTCCGTAGGATCGAGCAGCCTTTCGACCAACCGGTGGATGGAGTAATCCGCCCCTGTTATTTCCGGCAGATGGCCAGGATCAACATGGGATTGATAATGGGATTAACTCGTGCTTCGTCTATTGGCGTGGGGGCGGCTGTGTATGGTGGTTCAGGTTTCACACCGAGTATTGGGGCGCGCTGTCGTGCGTTGATAGCCGAGGCGCCTGTGAAATATCGGGATGTGTTAATACATGAGTTTATCATGTCGAACTACAAAGTGCTTACGAAATGTCGTGTACCTTGGTTCCTACCGGAGTGGATTGGTGGGCTGGGATTACCTGTGCAGACGGACCAAAGAGTCG